GAATCAGCAGTTAGCATGAACAAAAGACTGCCAATTACTCAGATAGCTAAAGGTAATTACTAACGTTTTTAAAATGAAAATGGCAGATTTGAAAATATTGATATTAAACACAACTACGTTAGCTATAAGCATGACTCACGTAGAAGTTGGATTAAAGGTTTTTTTGCTACTTATAAGTATTGGTTATACAATAACTAAGTGGGTAAAACTTAAAGAAAAGAAGTAATATATACTATATGGCATTCATACAAAGTAATTCACCGTTTTTAAAAGTTAGAAAAACAACCGTCGGTAAAGACAGAAACTTTAGAAGCGCTGACGAAGGAGCCGGTATGACATCAAAAGGAGTTAAGCGATATAAAGCTGAAAACCCAGGAAGTAAATTAAAAACAGCTGTAACCGGAGATGTAAAGCCTGGTAGTAAAGCAGCTAAACGCCGAAAATCATTTTGTGCCAGATCAAAAGGCTGGGATGGTGAAAGAGGTAAAGCCGCTAGAAAAAGGTGGAAATGTTAAGAATAAACACAATAATAATTACATAAACAACCAACATGGAAAGAGGACATTACGGCCAATACACTGGCAACGCTAAGCATTCAAGAAAAGAAGAAATGATTCACGATCGTGAACTAATTTATGATGCTAAAAAACAACTACACCGCGCGGATCAAGATTACAAAAGCGATTCACCTGCTAAAAAAGCTTTAGTAGGAAATCAAGATAAATTACCTGGACACTTAAAACAAGCTATATCTGATGCTCCTGGTAAAATGTATGGTAAGAAAAAAGGTGCCGCAGCTTACATGAGTGATGAATTAACTGACATGCCATTAGACAAAGATATGACAGGTGGAAGATCTGCCGCTATGATGTATGGAAAAAAAGAAGTGCCAGCTAAAAACATGGGTAAAGTTCTTAAAGGTAAACTAAGAAAGTAAGATATGGCATTCAAGCAAAGAAGTAGCATAAAAAGTTTATGTTCTGGCTCTCCAGCCAAAAATTTAAGTCCACTAAATAATTACGAAAATCCAGAAACTGTAATAGACAAAAGTGGAAGTAAAATAGCTGAAGGTATAGCTGCTGGAGCATCAGCAATGGTTAAAAACGCAGTACCTAAGAAAAAGAAAAAAGAAGACGAAGAGGACAAAGAAGAATCAGTCACTAAAGTCAAGTCAGAAAAAAAATAAATAACTAAAACAGATAGGACTGTGGTAAACCTAAAAACAATTACATAAACAATTACATTAAACAACAAACAAAATGGCAAATTACATTGCATTCAACATCGTAAACACCGCAGCGGTTCAGCCTTTGCAAGCGTCTTACGAGTATCTAATTGATACAGACGAAATTTTATCTATCGTAGCTACAGGAGCTGCTGGAGCAAATGCTAAAACAGTAATTATTACTTTAAAAACAGGTGGTAAAGCTTTAGGAGCTTTAAACATAGGTTTAGCTACAGTAACACTTACTGCTTTTACATCAACTGGTGGTACTGGAAATCCAACTCTTGCTAATAATGGTCAATCTTTATTGCCTTGTATTAGACGAGCTCAAACGGCTAACCCAGGAGGCGTAAAAGCTTATGCTCAACTAGGAAGCGACGACACTGGAGGAGCTAGAACACCTGGTCAAGCTCCATTAGCTACAAACTTACAAATGTACTGGAGTTCAGCTGTATTAGGATAGTATGAACAAATCAAAAGGTTTTGGCGACACCGTAGAGAAATTTACAGAAGCAACCGGAATTAAAACTTTAGTTGACACGGTATCACAGGGATTAAATATTCCCTGTGGTTGTCAACAAAGAAAAGAAGCATTGAATAAAATATTACCGTATAAACAATAACTATGGCATTTATAATGAAAGGCGCACCTTATGACAACGACAATACTCCTATATATAAAATAGATATGGAAGAAGGCGTTTTAGGTAAAGCTAATGACAATGGTACTATAGTTATAAATAAAGAGCTTACGGATCCCAACCAGATTAAAGAAGTTATAGATCATGAAAAAGTACACTTAGACCAAATGGACAGAGGTGACTTATCCTATGATAACAATACGGTTACTTGGAAAGGAAAAAAATACTCTAGAGCTTCAATGAAAGAAGGGGCAAAAAATTTGCCTTGGGAAAAAGAAGCTTACAAAAATGCATAACAAAAAAACAATATTATGAGTTGGATGAAAAAACATGCTAGGAATTTACTTAGCACAATGCCTATAGATAACAAAGCTAGCGCTTTACACGCACATGGAAAAGTAGATCCTGCGACTGGTAAAAAAACACATCCCGGACCAGGAGATCAGTTAGACTCTAAAGCTTTTACTAAAAAAACAGATCCCAAGGCGCCAGATTCACTTCGATCACCTAAAGAATTAGCAAAATATAAAATTGATAGTGCTAAAATAGCTGCAGAAAGAAAAAGATTACGTGATACTAAAGATCCAGTTCTTAAGAAAAAATCTGTTTTAGTTAAAACTATAAAAGATATAGGTAAATACGGTAAATAGATGTGGAAGGTACTACTAGGTCTTTTAAAAGGAGGTGAAGGTAGGAAGTCTGTAGCTGGTGGTTTAGCTTGGGAAATAAGAGAAGCAATTAAAGGGAAAGAATTAGATCCTGAAAAATTAATAGAACTTCAAACCAAAATAAACCTAGCTGAAGCTTCACATCGAACTTTATTCGTTGCCGGATGGCGACCGTTTATAGGTTGGATATGCGGCTTTGCATTAGCTTACAACTTTGTTATTAGAGATTTATTTATATGGATAACTAATGCAACTGATGTTCCACCGCCACTACAAATGGAACACTTAATGACGGTACTACTCGGTATGCTTGGATTAGGTGGACTTAGAACTTATGAAAAAATAAAAGATAAAGTAAAATAAAAAAGATATGTTTCCAAAAAATATTACAACAAACGCAACGCACGCTGTAGACGTGTTATTAGTAGGAACTTTACGTTCTCAAGGAGCTTTATTAGCTGCACAAGCTAATAATTTTGCTAATTTACCAGCCAGTACAGAGCGAATAGTTACAGCATCTGGAGGAACTTTTTTAGGTTCTGCTTTTGCTAGTACAAGAGGTCCTGGTACAGGCGAACAAAACAATGCTACAGGAGCTCAATACGCTATAAGAACAAATGGCGCTGGTGCTGTTGATAGAATACAAGTGATACAATCACGACCAAATGGGTCAATTCAAGGCGCTGCGGTAGCGGCTGCTCCATTTAATCCAGGATCTGGTCCTAACATGGCTGCAGCAGGTCAAACTATATTATTTGATGCCGCCACGATGACAACTGCTTTTGGAGTTCAAGCTCCAGCTATAACAGGATTATCTACAGTTACATTGACAGCTGCAGACCTTCAAGCTCCGTTTAGTGGAGCTGCTGCAGGAACAGATGGCATATATGAAGCAGAAGGTGGTTCTTGCTCTGTATATGTTGGAGCTGGAACAGGTATTAAAGTGGAATTAGTAAGTGCTCCACTAAATCAAACGATAACAATTACAGCAGTTCCTGGGACTGTATTACCATTTTCAGTTAGAAAAATATACACAACTGATACCGCTACAACTGCTACACAAATAATAGCATTATATTAAACTAAACTAAACTAAATTAAATCAAATCAAATGGAAAAAGTACAAACCAAAACAAAAGAAATGAGCCAAGAAGTTAACAAAATTACTGACGAACAATTACTAAAAATCCAACAACACCAAAAAGACCTAAATAAGTCATTGACCAATATTGGATTTTTAGAAACTCAAAAACATCAACTCTTGCACGAATACGCTAGTATAGTTGATGAGGTAGAAAAATACAAGACTGAATTAGAGAAAGAATATGGCGCTATCAATATCAATATTGAAGACGGGTCTTATGAAGATATCGAAAAAGAAGAAGAAAAGTAATAATGGCTTCTATAATAAGAAAAATTAGTATAGGAGCTGATTATAAAAATGATGCCATGCACTACGCTACAGGACAGCAAGTGTATGGTGGTCATACTATTTCAGACATACTATTTGACGAGGCAGAATCTTCTTATAATATATTTATAAAAAAAGAAGATGAAGTTTTACCTTGGAAGAAATTTAATTCTAATATGGCTATCTCTGTTGAATATGATTTAGGATACGAATGAAAAGCATATATCAATACATTATCAAACCTTTAGGAGGTAGATATAGTAATGAGATTGATATAGATGGTAAGAAACTAATAGTTAACTCTAGTATTTCAGATCATAAATTCGTAAACAGATTAGCTGTAGTCGTATCAACTCCATTAGCCTACAAGAGTGAATTAGAACCTGGAGATATAGTTATAGTACACCATAACATATTTAGAAGGTATTACAACATGAAAGGTAAATCTGTAAACAGCAGTACTTACTTTAAAGAAGACTTATATTTCGCTGGCCCAGATCAAGTCTACATGTACAAAAGAAACAAAACCTGGAAACCAAACGGTAACTATTGTTTTATAAAACCTATATTAAAAGAAGATGACTCTAGCTTAGAGAAACTAAAAAAGAACGTTGGGATAATAAAGTATAGCAATAGCTCATTAGAAGCTCTTGATATGCACCCAGAAGACTTTGTAGGTTTCAAGAAGAACAGAGAGTTTGAATTCTTAGTAGATAAAGAGTTATTATACTGCATGCAATCAAATGATATTCTAATTAAATATGAACATAAAGGAAACCAAAAAGAATATAATCCTAGCTGGGCAAGTAGCAGTTGAAGAACTAATTAAGGTAGCAAAAGAAAAGATCGTAGACTCAGAAGATGATATCTCGGCTGACAGACTTAAAAACGCTGCCGCTACAAAAAAATTAGCAATCTTTGATGCTTTTGAAATTCTATCAAGAATAGAAGCAGAAGAAAATATTTTAAATGACAAACCTGCCGAGACTAAAGTAGAGGCTTTTAAAGGGTTTGCTGAAGGTAGATCCAAATGATATATATACAAAGTTTATTTAAAATTGTTAAAGATCATATAAAACCTCAAGTTATAAAGAAAAACAATCGTTATAACAAATGGGATTACGGATACAATAAAGAGCATGACGTTATTGTTATCAGTAAAACTGGTAAAATAGGTGAAATATATGAAATACAAAACTTAAAAATAGCTTTACCTTTAGCTGATAAAGTATATAAAAGATCAGATAAAATAGAAGAGCAGTTCTGGCAAGTAATTAAATTGCCTGAAGAATTAAGTAAAATACAAACGGTCTTTGATTGGAATCAATATCCACAAAGCTTTAAAGATAAATGGTATGAATACATCAACCAAGAGTTTATTAAACGTGAAGAAGGTTATTGGTACTATAACAAAGGTATTCCTACTTATATTACTGGTACTCAGTACATGTACTTGCAGTGGACTAAAATTGATGTGGGGTCAGCAGACTTTAGGGAGTCAAACAGATTATTCTATATATTCTGGGAGGCTTGCAAGGCAGACAACCGTAGTTACGGAATGTGCTATCTTAAGAACAGGCGTTCTGGATTCTCATTCATGGCATCCGCAGACACTGTTAACCTCGCTACAATATCAAGAGATGCTAGGTTTGGGATACTCTCTAAATCAGGAGCTGATGCTAAGAAAATGTTTACAGACAAGGTTGTACCCATATCACTTAACTACCCGTTCTTTTTCAAGCCCGTACAAGACGGTATGGAAAGACCAAAGACGGAGTTATCCTACAAAGTACCGTCTAAGCGGCTCACGAGAA